TTAGATGTAGTAGAGTGTCTAATCAAACATGGAGCCGAAGGGCTACGCCATTCTTGGCGGTGCAGCTGATATACATGTTGACAATGATTGGATACTTTGTATTGCATCTTATAATGGCCATTTGAATATTGTTGAATGTCTTATTAAGAATGGGGTTAATATTCATACTGGTCTGGCTTAGCCTAGACCCGACAGAGTCGGTCGTGATGACTACATAATATAAATAATATTTATTTATATTATAGATTGGTGATAAGTTCAATTTTTTTTCTTAGTTTTCGTATGAGACCGCCAATAATCGGATCTTAATATATTGGCTCCATGGGCTATAAGACATTCGACAACGTCTGAATGATTATTCTCGCGTGCTCTAAAAAGCATATGGGAATTAACATCCGCACCATGTGATATGAGACATTTAATAACAGCCAAGTGACCATTATTACATGCTCTATAAAGTGAATAATCATTATCACCGACTTTGTCGGGTCTTGGCGTAGCCAGACCAGCATGAATATTAGCTCCATTCTTAATAAGATATTCAACAACATTTAAATGACCATTCTGAGATGCATATTGTAGAGTTAATTCATTTTGATAATGAATATCTGCTCCATTTTTTATTAAAAATTCAACAATGTATAAATGGCCATTATTAGATGCATGCTTAAGTGCCAGTTCATCACGAGCACTAACATTTGCCCCATGCTTAATAAGTAGTTCAACAATTGTTAAATGCCCATTCATAGATGCACAGCAAAGTGCCCATTCGTTATTATAAAGAATATCTACTCCATTCTTGATAAGGAATTCAACATCATCCAAATTACCATTTTGACATGCTGAAAATAATTCGTAAACGTCACACATTTCTCAGTTATAGCGAGTAAGTATTTATTATGATATTTATAAATTTTATAAATTTCAATTTTCTTATATTAGATATAATAATGTTATTTTTATTTTAAAGTAACTTGCGATTGGCACCTTTGGATATAAGATATTCAACAATAGCTGAATGACCATTATCAGATGCCCAGCGAAGTGGTAAGTCGTCAGCAGCATGAATATTTGCACCATTTTCAACAAGACATTTAACAACTGCTAAATGACCATTGTATGATGAATCTTCAAGTGCACCATCATTATTTGCATGAACATCGGCTCCATGCTCAATTAAATATTTAACAACTTCTAAATGGCCATTAGCAGATGCAGATCTAATTGGATAACTATTATTAGCATGAATATTTGCACCATTTTCAACAAGACATTTAACAACATCTAAATGTCCATAATAAGATGCACAGCGAAGTGCATGATCATCGCTAGCACGAACATCCGCTTCATTCTTAATAAGAAATTTCACATGCTCTAAATTACCATTAGCACATGCCTGTATAAGCGCATTAACATTCTTAGCAAGTAATGTAGACATGTCTCAGTTATAGCGAGTAAGTATTTATTATGATATTTATAAATTTTATAAATTTCAATTTTTTTATTGTTTAATATTTATTAATGAAATATAAGATAATTCCATTTGTTACACCCCATCCAAATCTATAGCGTTTAATAGGGCAAATATGGTATAAATCTCCGATAAAATGACCACCCATGAAAACACTAATACCAAGTCGAAGTTTCTTCTCATCATATTTTATATCTGTGGCATCTGATAATCCTCTAATAGTCCCGTACATAACGGTTCCAACCATCAATGAAGTAACAAAACTGCCTACAGCAACAGTATTCATGTTTATATAACGTTAATTAAATAACAACTATTTAATTAAAAATCAATTATATTTATTTTATTATTTTATTTATTAATATTATAATTCCATTCGAACAAAAAATAATTCCTTCAACTTGTGCTATTTCTATCAAATCTTGAGAATATTTTGTATGGGACGATTTAACCCATTTGACATAACTTTTATTATCCTTTGCATCTAATATAATTGATTTTCCATCTAATGCACTAACTACCATAGGCGGAAGTTCCTTGAAATTTTCGGGTCTAATAGATATATCTATGATATGATTCTTTATTGATATATCATCAGCAGACGATGAATTAATGAATGCATTATTAATAGGAGCAATAAGAGTTATATTATTCTCTTTCAGTAACTTAAAATTGGCTTTTTTAACTGCATCAAATAGCATACTTGTATCTTCATACTGTTTGATAGTTGTATAAATAGAATGACTCGATTTAGCAGTATTAATAGTAACTCTAGATTTTTCTTTATTTTGCAGAAAAAATAAATAATCTTGATCCATTTTTTTTAATTAATTAATAAAATTAAAATGAAAGTTCTTTCATCCTGCAAGTATTCAAATTTTAAGAAGATTGGAGACGGCAGTTATGGAGTAGTATATAAATCAGAATCTAAAGATAAATTAGAGGAAGTTGCTATTAAAAAAATAAAGAAATTTAAAAATTATGATTTTTTAGATGTTATCGCATTAAGAACTCTCGATCATCCCAATATTGTTCATATATTAGATATACTGAATGATGATGAATGTTTGAATGATAAAGAATTTGGAATTGTTATGCCGTTTGTCAAAGGAAAAGAACTATTCGATTTTAATGGATCAAAATTATTAAACGAATCCAATGTAAAAAAAATCGTTTATCAATTATGCTATACTCTTAAATTTTTACATGATAATAATATATTGCATCTAGATATTAAAACTGAAAATATACTATTAACTGGAACTGTTGAAGACCCAATAATAGATTATATAGATTTCGGTATATGTTCATATCTCAATCCGTTGAGAGATTATGTAGAATCGGATCAAGTTAAAATAACGTCAGCATTGAGGCCTCCAGAATTAACATATAAACAAGAAATTTATAAATATAATAAAAAATGCGATATATTCTCATTAGGTATAACTATTCTTGAATTTTGCACAGGAGAAATTCCATTCAAGAATAAAGAGAAAACATCTAAGAAATCACATGATGTGTTTGTTGAATATAAATTCGATCAAAAATGGAAAAAATCTTTTTTATTTTCAAATCAGTTAATAGATGTTATTGACCATATGATCGACCCTACCCCTACTTCTAGATACAATATTGATGAAGTATTATCGTTACCTTATTTTAATGATCTAAAAAAAATACCGAAAGGTATTATGTTACTCCCAAAACCAAAAAAGACATCTAAAGATTTTAATTTTTGGCTACTTTCAAATTATCTTTCATTATCAATCAGTGTTGAAGCATTCGTTAGATGTATCGATCTATTTTATTTAATTCTTCCATATTTGGATAGTATCACTACTTCCAAAATTTCTATTCATAATAAATCATACACAACAAAGAAGTATATGTTATCATTGTTATTCTTAGCTCAAACTATTTGTAATGATTATAGAGCAATCAATACATCAACACATTCCAATGAATTAATATCAAGTATATTAAAATTAACTAATGGAACAATTTATAGATATGTTTGGACAGATTTCACAGACAATGCAAAAGATATTCTCTATCTCATAAAAAATTATACTCATTCATTGAAAACATATGAAGATAATCATCATTCTAAAGTATCATCTAGTGAACGAGAAATTGTTCCTTCATCTTTCAAATCTCCAATTAATCAAATAACAACATTAGGAGAAATTATAGAAAGCTTATCTTAATAAAATGCGGATTTATTGTCACATTATCTACATTCGATGACAGACCAAATAACCAATAAGGAATTTGTGTATTAATAATATGAGATGAATAAATATAACATGGTTTTAAATTTTTCCATAATAAATTTTTTTTAGTAAGAGAATTAAAAATCAATTTACTAAACGGCGATCCATTTTTATTGCTAACCGGATATTCGATTAACGGGGTTATATATATAATACTATTATTACTTGATTGATGATTTATTATATCAGATTTGCAGAATGATGTTGATGAATTATCCAATGTATAAATATAGTTATAATGTTTAGGCTTCGCTTCGCAGCAATCAAGTAAGAAAATACATGTATAAGATGATATCGATGGTAATAACCAATTAAATTCGAATGGTTCTCCAGATGGAAGTAATCCAAAGCTTTTCCAGCCGTGACCTGAAAAATAAACAATTATTTTTGTATTATCTATATAATTTTGTTTAATTTTCTCTATACTTTTTAATAACTGTTGAAGATGGAAACAATTATAAATAGATACATTAGATGATGTTATTTTTTCATAAAATGATATAATATCAGATGAAAGAGAACCATCAATGATACTAGAGAGTACATCATCAATCGATGGAGATTGTGTTATATCAGTTATGAAAAATATCTTATCAGATTTAAGCACTGATTGGGAATATTCGAACGCTCTAAATAAATCAATAATTAATCCGGGAATTGTATCTATTGTTGGATGTGATTCATATTGAAATCCAATTATAATGCTAATAATCATTTTAATTAAAAAATATTTTTAATTAAAGATTAAGATATTTATTTGTTGGAATTATATATTCAAAATGTGTATCAAATTAATTAAGCAGAATATTATATTCGTTTGAATAAATAAATATTAATATTTAAGTGTTAGTATATCTCTATTAAAATAAAGATGGGTAGAACATATAATGATTACGTTGAGATTTTCGCAGGAAAAGACTGTAAACTGCTTACTAATGAAACTGATTTTTATAGTACTAATAATTTAATGGGATATACAGTTAAATATACTGCGTCTTGTGATCATGAGAATACTTGTATGCTTCAACATTTCTTATACCATAATAGCGGTATAATATGTAAGAAATGTGCCCGTAAAAATGCAAGTGAAAAAATGTCGCTTATGCAGGCAGAAAATCCAAATATTAGTCATAAAACTGAATATGAAGGATTTAAATATTTACAAAGTTTATTAAGTTCAGAATACAAAATAGAAAAATCAAATGAAGGTGCGTTAGCTGATTGTCTTATCAAACCAATCAATGAAGAAAATGATAAATGGATGAAGATTCAACTAAAAGTTACTAATGGAGGAGATACTAAACAGCATAAATTTTATATAAATAATAATTATGTTGATTGTTTAATAGTTTGTATTACATTAGAAGCGGATAAGAAAATTTGGTTATTTGATAATGATAAGGTAAAAAATTTAAAAACATTGGGTATTGGAAAAACTAAATCTAAATACGACGAGAATGAAGTTACTTCAGATAATATAAACGAAATCCTATTAGAAAAATATAAAACGATTAATAAATGTACGTATGATGACGGTGTGAAGCCTATACATATCTATAAACAAATAGAGTGCATATATCAAACATTAAGAGAAGAGAAATGCGACTATTTGAACATTAAATATCCCGATATTGAGCAGACTAAAACAGATTGTTTTATTAACGGATATAATGTACAGGAAAAAGTTGCGTCGACATCTCGTAAATCGTCTTATAAAGTTGGATTACATGTAAGGAATGGTAGATTAAACAATAAGAAACAATATAAACCTTATGAAAAAGGGGATAATGATTTTTATTGGTTTTGGATCCCCAATGAAAAAGACTTCTATTTATTTCCAGAACAAATATTAGTAGATAAAAAATTTATCCAAGAAAACAAAAATTTAAATGATAAAAATATACAGATTACAATAAATGAAAAACGTTATCCAGAATATAAATATTCACTAGATGATCCACAATTAAAAGAGAAATTACTACAAATATTTGCACCTAAATCTAAATAATAATTATATATAATTAATATATATAATTTTATTAATGTTGACAATATTTATTCAATTATCATCGGCGTAGATACTGAAATACTTCCTGATAATTTTTCATAAATAGATTGTTGTAAAGATTTTTCAGTTTTAGTAATAGTTTTAATAAATTTTAACCATTCCTTCAAAAATAAATTATTGTCTTGAGGGTTCGAATCGATTTTTTGATATAGAATACTTTCATTATGTTTCTTTAATTTTGTCTTTGGTTTTTCGAAATAAAAAATACGTGTTTTTTCATCGAAATAAAGTCCTGTTAATTCTTCGATAAATCCATATTCATCTAATTTAACTTCTTTGAATGATTTAAGTGTCATCCCGACAATGATAGTGTGTTCAAGATTTTTTTGTTCTTTATAATTAAGAGAATATTTTTTAGATAATGATGAAATAAATAAGTCTTGCAAAGCTTTCTTTTGTGATACTATTTTATATTCTGTCCATTTAGATGGAATTATATAATCATCACCTACTTTATTATGTTCTGTTGTTTTTTCTTTGTCAGAAATAAGACCTGATGTTTTCTTGAAAAACATCATGCATACATCATAGAACAGTTGTTGATCATCTGTTGGTAGTAAGATTTTATCTGGTCGTTTTTTATGTCTATAGCATAATTGACCATCTCGTAGGGAATAACCTGTTGGTAATTTTCCTTGAGATGCATTGGAAAAAATAGTTTTCCAATAGGGATCATCGGTATTTTTCGAGCAGTATTGGAATAGATACGTAAAGGATTGAATTGTCGACATAATTTTTATTTTACGAAAAGAATCCAATTAAAATATCAATTTATCTTTTTTTTTCTGAACTGAACAATTTAATAATTCTAAATATTAATTAAACAACCAAATCATGGAAATAATCGGATATGTTACAGATAATTACCAACTACCTAAAGTTAAAATTCAATGCACAATACCTGACAATCAAATAAGAGTTTGCGAATTACCAATGAAGCTTCCAGTAGTATGTGGGGATGTTATAAAGGGAATGATAGATGATGATAATACATTTCTATATATTCCAGATATAAGAATTAATACAAGTAAAGATTCTATAATGATGTTTTTATCCCAATGCAGATTAAGGAAAGTAAATTGGGATGTTGTATATCATGCAATGATTCAAAAATGGGATACTATCGATACTATTATCCACGAGTTATCAAAAATCGCATTCAGGTATTCAAAAAAGGAAAATATAGAACAATTTGTTCCATCATTTTTATTACATAAGTTAGGCGATCAACCCAATTCAGATTATAAGAATTGGAAACAGTTCTGTTATTACTGGCAAACTAATTATAATAATAGATATCTTTATCTACTTGGATTATCTAAAAAGGAAATACTTCAAGCATGTGAACCATCTGATATAATATTACAAAAAATAAGAAAAAATCCTTATACTATCCCTTTCATTTCATTAGAGAAATGCGAATTGTTATATAGGAGATTTAATCCTTTAATCGACCCAACAATTGAGATGATAACATGTGGTAAATTATTGAGACATGTATACGACCAAACGATGAATGGGAATCATACATATGTTCATTACAAAGATATACTAAATATGTTTCCAAATTATAAACAAGAATATAATACAATGTTAGACCAAGATTATAAGATAGTTATGGTAAATGCTAATGTTTATTATAAACCTATACATGAAGAGGAATTAGCTATTTCTCGATATATTGTGAGATGTATTAATCATGCCCCTCCATATGAAATAACTCCAAGTTATACAATGGATACATTAACGGATCAACAGAAAGAAGCGATATATACATCTCTCAATAGTATGATTTCAATTTATACAGGTGGTGCTGGAACAGGAAAAAGTACTATTATGAAAGAGATTGTTTATAATAATGATTTGAATGATATTACATATATCCTTTGTTCATTCACAGGTAAAGCAGTAGCTAGAATTAAAGAATGTACTCAAAAACAAGCTTATACTATCGATTATCTGATACAACAAAAGAATTTGTTACTAAATGTTGAACATATTATTATCGATGAGATGTCTATGACCTCAATGTCTCTTTTTTATAAATTAATAGAAAAATTAGATGGAAGAGAGAGTATTCCGAAAATCACATTTGTTGGAGATAAAAACCAACTTTGCCCAATTACATATGGATTCCCATTTAGTCAGTTACAAAAAGTTCCCCAAATTCCTTGTTTAACATTGACTATATGCCACAGAGTCGATGATGAAGAAAGTGCTCTATATAAAAACTGTCAATCCATAGTAAATGGTGATTGTAATAATTTTATATTCAATGATACATTTAATTTAGTCGAAGGAAATGAAGAAACTGTTCTATCTATCATTAAGCATTTTAAATCTAATGGATTCACTGCTGATGATATTTGTTGTATTACCCCATATAATAAAAGTGTCGCAAGTATTAATAAAGAAGTATCTGAATTATTCAATGGAGATCAACGATTCACAGAACCAGCTATGTCTTATAAAAAAATTAAATGGCATATTAATGATAAAGTAATGGCTACAGGTAATATCTATTCACTCAATATTATGAATGGCGAATCAGGAATTATTATCAATATCACTGGAGAACCATTTTATGAAGTGACAGTTCAATTTAGTGGCAGCAGATTCGGAAAATTTAAATACTGGAAGACGTCATTAAGAGCAGATTTTGTCGATTATAATGAAGATAGTTTCGATATGCCCGATATCAATGGGGATGAATCAGATATTACAACTCATTATATAATGCATTCATACTGTTTAACTGTTCATAAATCACAAGGGTCAGAGATAGATTATGGAATTTATTTCTATCCATCCATCTCTACATATGGATATTTCATTACAAAAGAATTAATCTATACACAATTTAGTCGCAGTAAAGTTGGGGCTTATTTAGTCATCCCTCCAAAATCATTGCATACTCTTCAAAAATGCTGTTATAAGTCTATTGATGATTATAGGATGGATTATTTATCAGAACGAATTAAAGAATTATTAGATACATAATTAAAAGATATCATGTGGTATGATAAGTATAGTTGGAGTAAAAAAATTACATCATCACCAAGAGATTTTTCTAAAAAAATTCAAGATAAATTAAATAGTTCATCATCAAATAAGAAAGCATTCAATTCATTAAATACATTTATGGTATCTATAGTCCCATTTTCTCAAATGTGCCTTTCTCCTTGGAAAGATTTGAATAAAGACCATTTATATGAAAATCATTTCCCTTATATAAAAAAATCAACTCAGTGCCAATCTTGCTCAGAATTTTCAAATATTAACATGGACGAACTCGCAAAATTTTGTAATATTTCATCTAAACCATTAATCACACTAGGTACTAATAATGATAACAATTATCATTTAGATAATAATCTTCATAATGAACTCATGAAATGTCTATTGAGTAGTACAACATCTAATCATATTCATTATCCCTCTTATTTCTTTTGTTGTAATAGATCGTTCGTTACATTATCATTGAAAGATACATATATAGATTGTGAACCACTTAATGAGGAAAAAATGGATGCATTTTTAGAGCATTTAGAGAAAAGTAATGTATTTATTATGTTCCCAGATGAAAGTATGTTCAATAAAAATAGTGTTATTATAAATCTCCAATCTTTCTGTTGTTCTATTAATTCATTGAGATTTATCGGATCTCTTTCGGAAGAACAAAAAAAACATTCGACTAATTATCCTTATTATTATTGGATTATCGATCCTTTTATTTCAATCAAATCATTAAACTCATATCCAAAAGCGTCATTTCAATATTGGTATTTATGTAATGTATTCAATATCCCGATCAATTCATATTCAAAAATAACTAGAAAAGACTGGAATAAATATATGCTCAATTATAGTAAAATATTATCTAATAAAAAACATACATCTTTATCAAATGGATTCGACTGCATCAATAAAATTAACAAAAAAAATATATTATAATTATATATCTTATATGATATATAATATTTTATTAATTAGTGTGGATTATTATCCAGTTGAACTAGATATTCAACAACATCTGGATAGTTATTACGAGATGCCCAATAAAGTGCATGGTCATTCATAGCATGAACATTTGCTCCATATTTAACAAGACATTTAACAACATCTAAGTGGCCATTTTCAGATGCCCAATAAAGTGCATGGTCATTCATAGCATGAACATTTGCTCCATATTTAACAAGACATTTAACAACATCTAAGTGGCCATTTTCAGATGCCCAACGAAATGCATATTCATCGAGAACATGAACATTTGCTCCATGTGTAATAAGACACTCAACAACTTCTAAATGACCATTACCTGACGCATATCTAAGTGCATATTCATTATCAGCATGAATATCTGCTCCATGTTCAATTAAACATTTAACAACATCTAATTTACCACTTCCAGATGCCCAGCGAAGTGCTAAATCATTCTGAGCATGAATATCTGCTCCATATTTTATAAGACATTTAACAACATTCAAATGACCATTTTTAGACGCTATTTGAAATATGTAATCATCATTATAATGAATATCTCCATCATTTTTTATAATCATTTTAATATAATTAATTAATATTTTATCATCGAAGGATGTAATATATGATGCAATGTTCGGTATTGAAATAACAATTTTATTATCTAATATTTGATTTTTTCTTTTTATTATATTAGAAATTGGAATATTATTATCATTATCATTATCATTAATGATCTTATTAAAATTGTAAATATGGCTAATATCAACAAAAATGGTATCAATTATATCTTCAATTTGTTTTATAATTTCACGATGATCCCTACGATCAATCATAGTTATCTCCATTATACAATTTAATCCTTTAATTTTATTATTTAATTTATCTTCAAAATTCTTCATTTCTATTAATGTTCGTTTCTTCCATTCTTCTATGGAGACTGATTTATCAGGCAATGAATATTTACATTTATCACAATATAAACTATTCCTATATATCCTAGTATAGTTCTCATTATGAATACTGCATACTTCACAGAGAGAGTTTACATAAGTAAATGGTGTGTTATCATTATCCGATACAATATCCTCTGTATCCATTTCTGTTAATAATATTATAATTAATTATAATATTAAATTCAATTTTATGCCCTATGTTATAGTATATAGTATATAATAAATAAAACATTTAATAAGATTACATATAATTGTTAGATGTTTATATGTACAATCCAGACGTGTTATATTATTATCTCCGACTTTGTCGGCTCCATGTGATATAATACATTCAACAACGTCCAAAAAACCATATACAGACGCTTTTTGTAATGCATAATAATTACAAGCATGAATATCAGCTCCGTTCTTTATAAGAATTTTTACAACAGCTAAATGGCCACTACCGGCTGCATATCTAAATACCCAATCATTATCGACATGAATATCGGCTCCATGCTTTATAAGACATTCAATAACATCTAAATGATGATTACGGCATGATACCGTAAGTGCATAATCGTCATTTGAGTGAATATTAGCTCCATGTGATATAAGACATTCAACAATAGCTAATTTACCATTATAAGATGCAATTTTAAGCGCTTTATCATCATTTGCATGAATATCTGCACCATATTTGATAAGACATTCAACAATAGCTAAATGACCATTTACAGATGCCCAACCAAGTACATCGTTCTTATGACCTACTGACATCTCTGCGTTTATAGTAGCGTGAATATCTCCATCATTATTGATAATCATATTAATAAATTCAGTTAAATGTCTCGGTATATTATCTATTATATCAAGTGGTTTAATAGGTTTATTATTTAATATTTGATTTTTTCTTTTTATTAGATTAGAAATTGGAATATCATCAATGAATTTATTAAAATTATAAATATGGCTAATATCAACAAAAACTGTATCCATTATATCCTCAATTTGTTTTGTAATTTCACGAT